GAGTGGTGTGTTGGCATCTGCTAATCAACAACAGTTGTTTGGATTAACTTCAAAGAATGGTGCTTGTCAATCTTGGCAGGAGTTTTCTGGTGGATACTACGGTAATGCTGTGTCCGGTGCGGGTGTGGTAGTTCCTTCTATCGGCTCTCTTCTTGTGCTCAATCCTACTCTTGATTTTGGTCTCGATGATACTCTAAGTGCTTCTTCTCTTGGACAGTTCAACTTTATGATTACAATTAATGTTACCAATCAATACTCTTATTCTATCCAACCGGAAATTGTTGTAATCACTGCCAATTCTGGCCTATTCATTACAGAGGCTGGTGTGTCTCAAACTTATCAAGGTATCCTATCCAAGACTGATGTGCTCAATGCCAAGTCTCAAAAGCCGGTTGTTGATACTGAGGAGTACAAGAGACTTGTGGGAGGTCGTCTTTCGAACATTGGTGTTGGCCGTGTGTTGAAGAGATTTAGACGCAAAGCATCCTCTGCTATGTCTGAGGTTCCTATGTCCTCATCAATGTCTGGAGGTGTTATTGTTGGGTCTGGTCGTGGAAAGAAAATTGGTAAGTTCCTTAAATAAATAGATAATACAAAAAACATATTAAACAAATTATATATGGATATTGTATATATGTGTATATTTAAAGGATGTAGAAAAGTAAAAACATATAATTATGATGGTTTAACTGCGGAATACTGTGGAGAGCATAAGTTAGATAATATGATTAACACTCGACATGAGAAATGTGAAGATTGTAGATTTCAAGCATCTTTTGGATATATTGAAAAAAATCAACGCATTAAGTGTAGAACTCATAAATTAGAAGGTATGATTAATCTAAAACACAAGAATACAAATTGTAAAGGATATTTATGTGGGTCTTGTAAAAGTCCACGGCATAATGGTTATTGTTCTCAAAAATGTTTTATAAGTAATAATCTACAAGAGTACACATATAACGAGCATTCTGGTATCTTGTATAAAGAATATTTGATATTTAAACATTTGAAGGAAACATATCCAGACCATAATATCATTTGGGATAAGATTTATTCTTGTCAGTATAGACCTGACTTTTGTATTTCATTCGATGGATTTACAATTATTATAGAGGTAGATGAATACCAACATAAAACATACAATAAAGAAGATGAAATGAATAGGATTGAAAATATATATCATACAAGTGGTATACCAATTTATGTAGTAAGATTTAACCCAGATACATATAAACTTAATGGAACCGAAATTAATGCTCCATTTATAAGATGTGAGTTGATTGATGTAGAAAACTGGACGAATAGATTACAGGAATTAAATTATACAATTAATACTTGTATCAATAATGGATTGAATGATAAAGGACCAAACACATATGAAATCATACGGTTATTTTATGATGATGATTAGAGAGGCTTAGAACCTATAATATAATATTATTTTCTCAATACTATTATATAATGTTCAACAAACAAATCTTGGAAGTTTTGAAACGCAACGATAGAGATAACAAGTTTGATAGTTATGGTTCTCCTATGTTTTTGAAGGGTGGTATTAGGTATGGTCTTCATCCAACTCCTCAAATGGATTTTCAACCTGATAACCTATATACTGGTGAAGAAATGTATGAAGATATTAAACCCAGAATGGTAGGTGGTAGAATGGTAGGCCTTACAGGTGGTAAAAAATCTGTTGGAAAATCGATTGTTAAAGGATTGAAGAAAGTCGGTAAGGCTCTTGCACCTATTGCCAAGGATGTTGTTATGCCAGTAGTAAAGGATTTTGCTACTACCCAAGGCCGTAAATTATTAGAACAACAATTAGCAAAATACGCGTTGCCTGTTGCCGAAAGTGCTGTGATGGTGGCTGCTGGTCGTCGAAAACAATCTGGTGGTCGTCTCATCGGTGGAGCAAAAATGGGTGGAGATAAACGCAGTGCTCGTGCTGAGTTGGTTAGAAAAGTAATGAGACAACACGGATGTTCTTTACCAGAAGCATCTCGATACATTAAGGAAAATGGTATGTCTTATTAAGATATTTTTTTATGTTGATAGTATATAATATGAATAGCAAAACGAGAACTAAAATATTGTATGAAGACCCTAATTCAATATTCAAGGCCAATAAGAGAGTATTCCTTCACGAATTACAGGGTAGTACTCTACGCAGTAAAAAACCATTACCCGATGATATCGATGCTGAAATCAAGACGGCTGATATTGTTTCCAAATTAATTTTGAAAATGTCAAATCTAAATGCTATTTTAGATTATTTTACTGGGTCGTGGTCTGGTATTATATCATCGACGGCAATATTAAAAGATGGTGTTCTTATAATTAATAATATTTCTTCTATTATCAAACAAATATTGAAATTGCCAAGGACTTCATTCAATGAAGATGATGCCATTACCATAAAGAATATTCTTGACGACTTAGTTGAAAAATACCAACAAACCGTAGTGTTACTTGAAAATGCTCCTTTGGGACCTCCTGATGCGCAAGGTAATCAGCGCAGAGTTGAGTATCCTATAGCACTACGCAATATTTTGGCAACATTTTTGAATAGTTTATCCAAATTATTCCAAGAGTTTAAGAATGTGATACCATATATAGACATCACTGGAAAGGTACAGTCTCTTGATATTATCCCTATGGAGATACAAGCAATAGAACCTGGAGATGAAGATTTTCAAGATGCTGAAGAAGGTCCTATCGAATTAGAAGGAGCAGGACGAAGAAGAGGTCGTTTATTAAGAGGGTCTGGTCGATACAAAGTATTATCCGATAGAGCCCATGTTATACAAGCACAGCCATACAAAAGATTTTTATAAGTGTAATATATAAATGACTACACGAGATTTGAATGGATTTAACAATGCAATTATAGACACATTCAATATTATGCGTATAAGTACACGGCAAAAATTAGTAGGTAGTGCTTCTGTTCTTGGTAATGTTATTACGAATGATTACGATTTGAATGAAATGGTTCAAGGACAATCTATAAAAAAATTACATCAAATGTTTATCCAAAAGTTTGATACAATATATAACAGTCCTACACATTGGATTATAGATTTTAAATCTGGAAAATATAATAATGAGCCAATCCGTTGGAATATAAAAGATTTGAAACGAGGATACAAGTCTATTGGGGGTTCTCGTATACTATTTGTCGATTGCCTTGTACAGTCTGATACCAAGACTAAATTAGATGTGGTTGTATTATTAAATAACAGATTTGTCGAAGTTAGTGAATTATATTATATCAGTGTAAATGGAAAGGCTAATTTTTCAACAGATGATTTCAAGATTGAAACAGTGATAAAAGAATTGTCGGATGATATGAATGAACTTATTCGTGAAAAAAATTATTTCAAAGCATTAAAACGAGAGTATAGAATATTAAGTATTTTGAAACGAGATACAGATAGGAAAGATATGTTGACTGATTTGTTTAACGGAAAATATGGATATCTATACTACGCAATTAGTCAGTTGAAAACTTTAGTTATCATGAAAGAACAAACATTTCGAAAAGTATCTGATGAAATATTTTTACTTGTGCAACAAAATATTAAGGATGATATCAGTCGAGTACTCAACTATTCTTACGCAAATAAGAAATTAGATGTTACTATTAGTGTTGGTGTTATCGATGGAATTATTTCATATCTTACAGAATATTTAAATTACCGTATCAAAAAATATATTGTTGATATAGTATAACATGGATACACTTAAAAAATTAAAGGTTGTCGAATTGAAGCAGATTTTAAAAGATAATGGGTTACGCGTTGGTGGTACTAAATCAGAATTAATTTCTCGTATATTAGAAAATAATAGTTTATATGAAAATGATATAAAGATATCTCCAGTATATATACAAAAAGGAATGACCACAAAGCAAACCGTACCCCAGTTAAAAGCATTATTGAAATCATACGGATTGAAAGTATCCGGACGCAAAGCAGATTTAATCGAACGATTGAATGCGTATAGTGGAGATGTAGGAACAAAAAAGATTTCTCGAAAGGAGATTAAACCATACGAGAAGATGTTAGTTGCTGATTTGAAAGCAATCTTGAAGAAATTGAAATTGAAGGTTATGGGACGCAAGGTAGACCTTGTTTCTAGATTATATGAGTATGATAAATCGAGAGAACAACAAGAGATGGGTATGATGGGTATGGAAGATATACAAGCATATAAGAAAGATTTTATTGAAAAATCCAAAGCACAATTAGAGAGACAAACCAAAGAAATCGAAGAGAAAATAAAACGAGATTTAAATCCAACTCCTATAAAAATGTCTAGAGAAGAGATTGAAAAACAAATCGAAATAAATAATGCCAGACTTATAGAATTGCGTAAAGATTTTGAACAACAGCAATTAAGCATTAAGGAAAGATTAAATCAACAACGAGAAATGAAAAGTATGGGAATGGAAGATATTACAATCAATGAAGCCATTCCTATTGCTGATGTGTTTTATCCTATTCCAATCGAAAATATTCAACATGCACAACAAATGGAAGGCTTTTTTTCACCTGATTATTACTATGGTGATAGAATTGGATATAAATATGACCCAGAACAAGTTAGAGAAATCCTAAGACTTCAACGAGAACAAGACCCAGGATATATTGCACAACAATTACCGGTGATTACTTATGATATGTTGCAGAACTTATTACCATTAGAAGATGTTATTCGAACACTAGATGATACAACCGAAAATAAAATTATTTTTAAATCTAATATGGATAGTGATATGTATTCAGTAGATGACCTTATTGAATATCTATACAGTTCAGGAAATTATATTATCAATGGATGGAAACTTGATATAGACCCAGTCGATAATAAGATAGCCATTATATATACTAGAATTGCTACCAAAGAAATATTTATGAAGTATATAGATATAAAAAAACTCAAACAGTTTCTATCCAGTGATGAAGCAAAATCAGTAACATTTGTATTTATAACTATTCCTGAATTAAGAGGTACACTGTTGCCAATGAATGCTGATGAAATCGATGTTCCGGAGTTAGGTATAAAAGATAAATGGGAGATTAAGTTTAATACTGATGGAGAAATCACATGTTCTAATGTAAAAAATACTCATAATGCTACTAGTATTTCGGCTGAAATAATTAATAAAAAAATTAGAGAAATATAGGGTCTCCATCGATAAAAATAAGTTCCAACATCAACATTATAATCTATTTATATATATAATAATGTTGAACTTTGAAAAAATCGGAACTCCAATATGCGAGATAAAACAGAATGAGAGCAAAAAAAAGGGTACCTTTATATATATGGCTTCTCCAGAAGAAAAGGACGAAGTACATTCAGGATTTATGTCCATGAGTTTAGCCACTCCAAAATACAAAGATTTTCATTTCGAGTTGGCCGTAAATGATACACAAGAACGACAGATTATTTATGTCACTGGACAATCAGGTAGTGGTAAATCGTACTGGACTAGACGATATGTAGAAGCATATAAAAAGGCTTATCCTAGTCGTGATATATATTTATTTTCTTGTATTAATGAGGATGCCTCCATTGATAAAATCAAGGATTTGAAACGCATTAATCTAACTCCGGATTTGTTGAGTGAAGACATACAGGCTGAGGATTTCAAGGATAGTTGCGTTATTATGGATGATGTAGATACCATAATAGATAAGGCTATGCGTAAGAAGATATTACAAATTCAAGGAAGTATATTACAAGTTGGACGACATTTTAATGTAAGTGCGATTATCACTAGTCATGTTGCCACCAATGGAGCAGAGACCAGACTTATTTTAGCAGAGGCTCACGCTATTGTTTTTTTTCCAAATGGAATGAGTTCTAGGTCTTTGAAATATTTGTTAGAGAGTTATATGGGTATGACCAAGAATGATATAAAAAAAATAAAAAACTTACCTGGAAGGGCTGTAACCTTTGTGAAGACATTTCCAAAATGTGTTGTAAGTGATAAAGAAGTGTATATACTTAAGAATGATTAGGGTTCATCATCTTGCTCTAAATATGCTTTGACAATTGCCAACAGTTGGGCTTTTTTACCTGTAAGGCCCTTGATTTTTCGTTCTCTCATAAAATCTTTAAGTTCAGATACAGTATATCTGCTAATATCCATAGGGTCTTTTTCCTTCTTGGCTTTTGGTTTGCGAGCCTTGCGTTCAGGTCTCAAGGTTGCCTCTACGGGATACTTGTGGATTTTTCTTTTTCTTGGCATAGGGGCTATTTCTTCTACTCCCATAGTAATTTCAGGTTCTTTTAATGCTGGTAATTCTTCAAAGAAATCTACAACATCTCGTTGCATAATTGGTAAGTCTTCATTACCCAATCGAATGAGTTTTTGTTTCTTAGACTTGGTTATTTTTTGAGTATACGATTTTTTCTCTTCTGGATAAAGACCTTTGAATTGGTCTGTTAATCTAATTGGAGATATCGTATATTGTGCGGATGGATTACGGGATAATTGAATATATAAATTGTCTAGTTGTCCAATCATTTCTTTTAACTTCTTTAATATACGCGGTCTATCTGGAGCATATATTTGAGTTTTAATAAGTTGATATAATTCCAACAGTAAAGATGGATATTCTTTAATATCTCCTACAGAGGCAAGTCCACTATTTATTTGTCCAACGAATTCATCATATAAATTTTGAATATCTGCTTCTGGACTTGCTTCATGCTCTATCATTGGTAAATCTATAATTTTAGTATGACTATCCATTTCTGAAACAGCATCAGGTTTTCTTGATAATCTTGTTAGCCGTGGCATCTCTTCAATCGTTTCTCGAATAATTGGTTGATGAGGTATTTTTAATAAATCTCCATTTTGGTCAAACTGATAATGATATGATAAATCATCATCTATTGATGCTGGGTCTTTTTTTAAATCGTCTATAAGAATTGATACATGTTGTAGCATTGGAATGAACTTGAATTGTACCTCTTGTTTTACATAATCAGGAAATGCTCTAACAGCATCATCAAATGTTTTTTTGAAATCTTTTATAACAGATTGCGGTAAAGGTCTACGGTCTTCACGGATTGATTGAAGTATATCGTTATATTTGTATTGAATTTTTGCAAGATAGGCCATTTATATATAATGAATACAAAAAAATAATAGTTTATAATTTTAATAATAATATTCGATTTGTTTTAGTTGGCCACCCTTCGTTACAATATCTATCTTGGTGCCTATACCTGTAACCACATCCATTACTTTCTTTGTACCAGGAAGTTGTTCGAATAATGTTTTTACATCTTGTTTGATGAAATCTTGTAAATCTTTAGTTAAGACAGAACTACCCTTTAACAACGCAATTATATAGTCCTGACAATTATTTGAAATGCCATCATATGGAAAATACTTTTTACCTAATACCTTCTGACCATTATCCAAGAGTTCTTTAAAGGTTAGCCCAGATGGGATATAAGTGGCTTCTACATAATCTGTATTTTTTGGATTGTAAGATGTTATAACTTTCATATTTATTTGAGCATTTTTCTCCAGGAGAATTTTAGTACCAGTTTCCAAGGTAACAATACAGAACAGATGGTATAATTTATCATACGGTGATTGTTTGAGTAATTTCTGAAATGCTCCAAGACTTACGATATTAATAGCAGATTTTATTAGACTTGGTAATGGTGTACGACCTACTTTGATATTTGTTATTGCAGTTCCTCCATATCTTTCAATCATCTTTTTTTGGATATCTGGGTAATCACTACGGCCATATACTAATGATTTGGCTGTTGATATAATGTTTCCACCTTCAAGGTCATCGCAATAATATACTATAAATTTTATACCTTCATTACCAATAGGTATTGTTCGAATATTAATACATCCTTTGGATTTTGCGTAATTAGGTGTATGCTGTCTTATACGATGAAAGTTTTTTGTGGTATGTATCTTTCTTACAGTATAATCATGGTCTATTGCCCATTTTCTTGCTTCTTTTTCTGAATATGTATCGGTTGGCAACAGAATTGATTGAACGATATAGTTAGACATTTATATATTATATATCGATATATTTTTACCAAAAGATTTTTTATAGAACCGAGGCCAAC